TGGACAAGTTCAAATGTTAGAAAACTATAAGAAAAACAAGGAACAATTAAATTCTTAATATGGACAAGATTTTTGAAGAACTAATTAAAAAATACCCAAATGATATGGAGTTGGGTAAAGCAATTAGAAAATTCTTTATCGAAAAACAAATTAAAAAAGATTCTAAAACCCCCAAAATTAAATCTCATGGGGTTCAATAAGAGATTTTTCACCAAAGAACATATTGTAAGAAATGTGAATAATATTGAGAGATATCTCAATGTTGATGCCGCATTCTTACGAGATGAATTCTCAATAAAGGTCTATAAATTATTTAATGAGGGTAAAACAAAGGAAGAATTAATAAAATATATAAACGAAAATAAATGAACGTTAAATTAGAGTATGTATGGGTTGATGGTTATAATCCTGAACCAAATTTAAGAAGCAAAGTTAAAATCGTAGATTTTGATTCAGTTAAAGAACAGTTAAAAGAAGATAAGGCTCCAATTTGGAACTTTGATGGTTCATCTACAAATCAGGCGGAAACCGGTAGTTCTGACTGTATATTAAATCCTGTAAGAATCTACACTAAAAAGATGTTCCCGTTAGAGAATTCTACGGTTTATGTTTTATGTGAGGTTTTAAATGCTGACGGGACTCCACATAAAACAAATGAGAGATCAAAAATTGCCGAGGAATTTTCTGACTTATGGTTTGGTTTCGAACAAGAATATTTCATTATGAAAGAACCTAATGGACCAATTTTGGGTCACGACAGAAGATCCCTTGAAGGACAAGGTAAATACTACTGTGGGGTTGGATCAAATGTTGTTGGTCGTGATTTTGTGGAACAACATACTGATATGTGTTTAGATTATGGTATTAATATAACCGGCACAAATGCTGAAGTGGCGTTAGGTCAATGGGAATATCAGGTCTTTTCAAAAGGTAAGTTAGAAGGTGGTGATGATCTTTGGTTGAGTAGATATTTCTTAGAAAAGATTTCGGAAAAATACGGATATGAAATTACCATACACCCAAAACCATTAAGAATTGGTGAATGGAATGGATCTGGATTACATACAAACTTCTCAACGGATATGATGAGAGATGAGAGTAATGAAAGATATTTTATGTCATTATTTTCGGCTTTTGAAACAAGACACGAAGATCATATTAATGCTTATGGTTCGGACAATCAATTACGTTTAACGGGTAAATTTGAAACTCAATCAATTGATAAATTTAGTTGGGGGGTATCTGATCGTGGGGCATCAATTAGAGTTCCTCAGGATACAGCAAACGAATGGAAGGGATATATTGAAGACCGTAGACCAGGATCAAACGCTGATCCATATAAGATTATTCAAGAGATTGTTAAATCACTTAATTTAACCGAACAAATCTATCATACAAAACATATGATGACCTCATTTGTTGATATGGATGGTCTTAGTGGAAAATATGGTACAATGTCTAATGATGATTTATTAAATGAATATAGAGAGGAGGAATAATGGAAAATGGATGTGTATGTGGTGGAACAGGACCTTGTCAGTGTCCTACACCAAAAGTAGAACAAGTTAATCACCCCCAACATTATGGTGGTGAAAATAATCCTTACGAAGCAATCAAAGTAATCGATGCTTGGGAATTAGGGTTCTCATTGGGGAATACGGTTAAGTATATCTCAAGAGCCGGTAAGAAAGAATCTGATAAAGAGTTGCAGGACCTTAAGAAAGCGTTATGGTACTTGCAACATCACATAGAAACATTAGAGAAAAAATGAAAATAGTTGTAACAGGAGGTGCGGGTTTTATAGGTTCCGCCTTTATAAATCACTTATTAGACAACTTTGAATGTGATGTTCTTTGTGTGGATAAACTAACATATGCTGGAAGTAGAATGAATATTAAACATAATGTATCATTTTTACAAAAAGACATTTGTGATGTAACAAGTGATGAGTTGGGTGAGTTTGATTATATTGTTCATTTTGCTGCGGAATCACACGTTGATAATTCAATTAAAAACGGGTTACCATTTGTGAGAACAAATGTGGAAGGAACTTTTAATTTATTAGAGATATCAAGAAAAAACAAGAACCTAAAAAAGTTTATACACATCTCAACGGACGAAGTGTATGGAGATATGGATGAACATTTCGCTATTAATCATACGGCAACTGAAACAAATGAAATAAAACCAAGTTCGTATTATTCTGCAACTAAAGCAGCATCTGATATGTTAGTAATATCCGCTAATAGAACTTATGGGTTACCTTATTTAATAACAAGAACCTGTAATAATTTTGGGGAACATCAATTTGAGGAAAAATTTCTCCCAACTATTACACGATCAATTAAACAAGGTAAACCAATTCCGATCTACGGTGATGGTAAACAAGTAAGAGAGTGGATGTATGTGTATGATAATGTTAAAGTTATTTGTGATTTAATGTTTGATGGTGAGATTATTAACCGAGTTATGAATATTGGTACTGGTTTCAGAGTAACGAATTTGGATATTATTAAAACAATCGGATCAATCCTTAATCAAGATGTACGTATAGAACACGTTGAAGATAGGTTGGGTCACGATAAAAAATATGGGTTAAACTCAAAACAAATGAAATTTTATTATTTAAGTAAAGATAAAACTATTGAGTTTAAAAATCTTTACGATTATTTAGAAGAACATTATGGAAATGAAAAATAAAAAAGGATTAACAAAAGAAATAAATGTGTTGGACGCAATAACAACTCCGGCTGAACTTATCCGTGAAACTCTCATCAATTTTATGTGGGGGTTCCTTGGAAATTCAATTGTAGTTTTTGCGGCGAAAGAACTGGACTTTTTAGTGTTGTTTAACTATATTGTTTATTACATATTAATTTCGTATATTGTTAATAGAAAGAAATATGAAACTATGTTGGGTAAGTTTATTGTTTTACCGGGATCGGCGGCAATAGGGGCATTCACAGGTTATAAATTAGCTCAAGTAATATCTAATATGTTATGATTTGGAATAATAATGATTGGCAAGGACGATCAGAAGAACAAGTGAAAAGAAATTATAAAGTATTTGGATGGTCCATTATTATTGTAATAATATTTGGATTAGTACTTTTTTTATACGATAAAATATAATTAAAATGAAATTAACAGAAGAACAAAAAAATCAGATCCTAAATCAATATGAGGGTTTGAAAAATGATGATCAAACATTAGGTGAGATACACGAAATAATTGTAGATTTTTGTGTGGATGAATATATTGTTGATTTATCTGATGACGAGGACGGAGACCTATTCGAGAAGTTTTCAAATGAAGTGTGGGATTTATTAGAGAGTATAATATAAGAATATGATAGAAACAGGAAAAATAATAAACGGAGATTGTGTAGAGGTAATGAAAACATTACCTGAAGGGTCTGTGGATCTAATTGTAACATCACCACCTTATGGGGTTGGGATTGCTTATGATGTCCATGAAGACGATGTTGAGTTCAATGAGTATGTGGAGTTTGCCAAAAATTGGTTAAGTGAGGCATATAGGTTATTAAAGGATGATGGGCGTATCGCACTTAACATTCCTTATGAAATTAATAGACAGAAGAAAGGTGGAAGAATATTCTTCGTATCTGAGATGTGGCAAATTATGAAAGAGATTGGTTATGAATTTTTTGGGATCGTTGACCTTGAAGAAGATTCGCCACATAGATCTAAAACTACTGCGTGGGGATCATGGATGTCACCATCTAGCCCATACATCTATAACCCAAAAGAGTGTGTAATCTTGGCTTACAAGAAACATCACATTAAGAAAGTTAAGGGTGAACCACAATGGAAAGGGGAACCTACCATAACGGAGGAAGGTAAGACCAAGATGGTTTATTCTGACGATGACAAGAAAGATTTTATGGAGTTGGTATTTGGTCAGTGGAAGTATTTAAATGACTCCCGACCAATGACAAAGGCGACCTTCAGTATGGATATTCCAACCAAGGCAATTAAGATTTTATCATATAAGAATGATATTGTCCTTGACCCTTTCAACGGAAGTGGAACAAGTTGTGTGGCGGCAGAAATTTTGGATAGACGATGGATTGGTATTGAATTGTCACCAAATTATGCTGAAATTGCAAGACAACGAATACAGGGTTTTGTTGACCAAAAAAAACAACAGAAGTTACAATTTGAAAACGGGGGTCAATGACCTCCGTTTTTTTTTTGATTGTGGTTATATTTATTAATAAAAAGTTATGGAACAGATTATCATTGAATTATTAACAATACAAAATCAATTCAGAATTTATCATTGGCAGACTAAATCATTTGCTCGTCATAGTGCATTTGGTGATGTTTATTCAGAATTAGATGGATTAATCGATGAATTTGTTGAAGTTTGTATGGGCAAACACGGAAGACCTAATTTTGAAGGACAAGTTAGCCTTGTTCTATCTGACCTTAAAGAATTAGACCCAGTTCATTTCGCGGATACTGTTATAGAATTTTTAATAGATTTAAACAATAAGTATGACAAAACAAAAGACAGTGACTTATTAAACATTCGTGATGAAATGATGGGTCTTGTTAACAAATTGAAGTATTTGTTGACTTTAAAATAATCCAACTTAACTTCTTATTATGAAAGATGTAGCAGGTGTGTTAGTTAAACACCGTGACAAGTGTTTACTCTGCAAAAGAGCACCAGGTGAAAACTTGGAAGGATATTGGTCAATACCCTGTGGCGGGGTTAAACCAAAAGAGGATTTGAAGGCTGCGGCAGTTAGAGAATTCAGGGAAGAAACATATCTTGTCCTTAATCCTCAAGAAGTAACTTACGTAACTTCAATCCTTAATTCAAATAAAAAAAAGGTAGTTACTTCAATACTACACGTATTCTATACAAGGGCATCATCAATTAAAATACCTAATTTAGAGAAAGCAAAAGATGGTTTTGAACATACTGAATGTCGTTATTTTGGGTTAAATGAGGTTGATGATTTAAAAATTACACCGAAACTCAAAGAAATTATTAAAAAAGCCTTGGCAAATTAAAAAAATATTTATACATTTGTAAAACTTTTGGAAGGTGATATATATTTATTATTCACACAACAAAAAAAAGTTCACAAAGAACTTGAC